TGCCCTTGCGAATCTTCATTCCTTAATCATATCCCTTTCCCCAAGAGACACAACAGCAAAACGGCTATCGCCGTTACGCCTTATATCCCCGACCTGAAGGACGGGGTTTTACGGCGTGGTGGATAAATGCGATGGAGGATCGTTAATATCTACAACAGACATCGTTACCCTTTCTTTATCCATGTAAAAGCGGCAATCCCAACAGCCCACATTGTAGACACAGCAAGCGCAACGCCTGTGGCAATGCCGCCATACCTGTTTGTGCAGGTAGCAATGCTGTCAATTCTTAGCCAGAGTTTTCTGAATGATTCCTCTTCTTTATCCATATGATCTTTAAGATCAACATGATATTCTTTGTTGGCCTCTTCCAACGCCTTCATGCGATGCTCAAGCAATGCTATGGCTGTGTCGCGATCTGTTTTTTCCAATTCAATCTCCCTTTAGAATCTATAACGCACGGAAATTACCGGCAGCCATTTTACCTTCCATATTTAATTTATAGCCACCCGCATCCAGTGTGTGGGTGACGGATGTAGCGTGGTATGTGCCGTTTGAACCATCGCGAAACCCGATCAGTGCCAGCGGCGAGCCTGATGCGATCAGGGCGTTGCCGGGCATAGTCAGGCTCAGCGTGGTTGCGCCGCGATTCAGCGATGCCAGGCGTGCTGTGGCAGCAGCGCGGGCGGACTGCTCATCGGCGAATGTACCGGTGACGCTGGTGACTGGTACACCGGACGGCTTTCCTGCACGGACAGGGATGCGCTTGGCTGTGGCGTGGTCGTGGTAGTGGGCGATGGCCGCCACATATTTGCCACGATCTGCCAGCGTGGCGCGCCAGCTTGTCATATCTTTTGGCGTGAGGCTGATGCTATCGAGCACGCGGCCTGTGGCACTGACTGGCGTTCCTTTTTCGACAAAGAGTAGATAATCGCGCACAGGCTTGCAGACGGCGCCGTAATCTTTGGCCAGCCGGGTCAGGAAATTCAGATCGGACTCTTCGCGTTGGTCCAGATGCGTCACGGGCGCGCCAATGGCTGGTGGACTTCCTGTGGCATATTTATCGGCAATACGTGGCGTGTAGCCGTGCTCATTCGCAATCGTTTTGCAGATGTCGGCAATGGCGATGTTGTCCCAGGCGCGGGTTTTGACACTGCGCAGGGTATCGGCTTTGCCGCTTTTGGTGTTGCGTGTCGAGGTGTTCGCCGCTTTGGCACTGATGATCAGCGTATCGGGCGGGCCGGATAGTTCGATCTCATCCACCGTCCATTTGCCCATATCGATCAAACCGTTCTCTTTATAGCCGAGGCTGATCGCCAGCTCTGCGCCCGTGCGTGGCAGGCGGATGGCGTGATCGCGATCATCGAGCACGATCTTGACACTGTCTGAGGTGTTACCCGACTGATCGGCTATGGTGAGCCGGAGCAATCGATCACGGATTGCAGCGGTGAGATCGTTGCCATCGGCGCTGATGGAGAAATCAGGCGTGAATGCGCGCATCAGTCCCACAGCCTCACGGTTTTGGATGGGGTGGCGGGCGTAGCCAGTGCGGGCAGATTGATGATGATGCCGGCAGTGAACACGGGGCCTTTGTCTGCCAGGCCGGGGTTGGCTTTGAGTACATCCACGGCGGCGGATTCTCTGCCATAGAATTTATAGCAGATGGCATCGAGCATATCGCCCTGTTTTGTTCTGTATTGGGTCACTTGTCAGATCCGTAAAATTGTAGGAACATGCGAAATTCAACCTTACGTGGGGCTCCACGGGCGGCGAATATTGTGCCGGTCTCTTCAATGCGTTTGATCACCCAGTCGCCGAGGATTTCGCCCACCATGCCCTGGGCGGAAATCAGCGTCAGCGGCTTGCCATCGGCGGCCGCTTTGCGCATTTCGGCAACTTGATCGCCGGTTTTGAATTCGGCTGGGTAGATCACGCCGGAGAGTTCAATCGTTTCGCGGCCTTTGCCGGTGTATTGCATGGCCGGATCGCGGGCTATGCGCTGCTGTTCGCTCCAGCGGTATTCGGAGACGCGGCGCAGTTCCTGATATGCCGCCGTGTTCGCGGCGAACTTGTACCGGCCGATGGACATCATCACTTCATTGTTCAGCGCCATCGTCAACCGCCCCGAATATCAAACAGCGCGCCGCGCGTGCGGGCTGCGTGTTCGCGTTCTTTTTCGGCCATTGCGTCAGATACGGCAGCCTTGACCGCTTGCGGATCGCCGCCGTTCACGTTGACATGCATCGTGTAATTGGCGCGGTTATCCTGATGCACAACAGGTGCTGCTGCCGCAGGTGAAGCCAATGCCAATGATGCGGCCAATGCGGCGGGGGCTACTTTTTTGGATGAACTTGGATTTTTACTGTCCGACGAGAATACACCCGCCAATGCGCCCCCGGCATCACTGCCTAAATTAAAGCCAAGGCCACCCAGTGCCAGACCAATCGCCGCGCCTATGGCCGTTCCTGCGACCGGAACAATTGACCCAATCGCCGCGCCCATTGCTGCACCAGCCAAGCCACCAGCAATACCACCAACGTCCTTGGCGACTTCCGTTCCCTTATCTTTTCTGTCGCTTAATAATGTTGAGCCAATGCTTAGTGCGCCCAAACCTGCGCCGATCAGCCCGCCTTTGCCTTTTAAGAAGCCGCCCGCACCCTTTAACATTCCACCTAACCCTTTACGGCTGAACAGTTTACCAAAAAAACCTTTGATACCTCCTTTCCCCTTGCCACCAAAAAAACCACCGCCGGCGGATGTTTGCGCTGCGAGCCGTGTTTTAGCGATTGCCGCCCGGAGATATGCAAAAGCCGCAGTTAACCCAACTACGGCGGTCAAGACTGGAGCCAGCACAAGTGCAATGCCACCGACTACACCAACCGCACCCAATATAATGCCAGATGCGCGCGGGAACTGGTCAATGATGCCTGTAACTGCATTTGCAATGCCTTCAATGATCGGTATTGCGCGTTCCAGCATGGGTATCATCATGGCCCCTAGCTTCTCTTGTATAACACCCCAACGCTGACCAAGTACCTTCAAGCGGGCATCCACATTGTTATCCATTGCTTTCGCCATCTTCCGCGTGAATTCCTCGCCTTGCTGCATGTTTTTCTGTATTTCCGCGCTGTTTTTTACAAACTCTCCTGATTGGCCCCATAGGCCTTCAAACACGCGCACAGCTTCCTCTGAACCAAATGCCTTTAGCATCACCGCCCCAACCTTTGATGTATATTTAGGGCCGAACGCATCTTTCGCCTGATTAAGTATATCCGGAATTGATCTGACATTTCCGCTTGCATCCAGTGTGTTGATTGCAATGCCAACTTTATTAAAATAGGCCTGTGCCTGGGCGGCCTTGGACGCGAACGCCTTGATTGATGTGCCTGCCTCCCCCGCCTGCATTTTTTGTTGGAGCATACCCAGCGCAGTCAGTTGCTCTTGCAACGGTACGCCAGCAGCCGCCAAGCCGCTCCCCATGCTCTCAATCGCTTGTTGCATCTTTGTGCCATTGGTTTTGAATTTTTTGACAGCGGATGCCAGGCCGGCAGAGAAGGTTTCTCCAAACTTCACATCACTCATGTTTTTGAATAGATTTTTTTTGAATACGCCGTAACCAGTAGCAAACAAACTGGTCATGCCTGCCGTATCTGAGCCAGCGGCCTTAGCTGTCAGTGATGCCAATGCAGTCATTTTCGCCACACCTTCGCCCGTCAGATTATCGATGCCGGATTTAATATCATAGGCGGCAGATGTGAATGATGCTGTATCAATCCCGGCAAATGCCTTGCTCATATCTCGACCGGTCTTTACCACAGCATCAATGCCGGACTTATCCATACCTAGCGATTGCAACTGCCCTCGTGATTCCTGAATGCCTCGCATCCTGTCGATGGGCGCAGTCAATGCCCCCGTTAAACCTCGGCCAATGCTACCTACCGATTGCGCTACAAATGACATATTGGCAGCGCGCTGTATGGATTTATCAAGTCTTGATGTGATCTGTTGCTGTTTTTCTGCAATCAGTGATTGCCGCTGCATTTTTTTAGTTGTATCCGCTATTTTACCCGCAAGTTTATGTTCAGCAGCGGCCATTTGCCCGGCTTCAATGCCTGATTCACGCAAATCCCGGCGCAAGGCGCGCAGTTTGTCGCTTTGTGTCTGATAGCTGCTTTTAAGCTGCGCCGATTTGCGCTTTGCTGATTCAAATTCACGTAGCATCTTTTGACTTGGGTTCGATGTGGCGCTGATAGCTTTACCCAGCTTGGCGACCTTTGACTGTGCTGCTTTCATCTCGATTGCGGTGCCACGCACAGACCCTGCAAGCCTGCGAAACATAGCAATGCCTGTTTTCTGATTGCCTAGCGCGATCAGCTCTTTCTGACCACCAATCATGGACTTCGACATTTTATCACTGACACCTGCTATCTTCTTTGCGGGCACACTGAACTTATCAACGGCCTTGATAAGGATGCTAAGATCGAGTTTTGACATTTACGCTCCTTGCCGCTATAATCAACCTATGAACATTCGAAACAGAACGCTTGTATGTATGGCGGTTGCTTCGGCGCTGCCGTTGTTTCTGCTGATCGCCGCCCCGTTTTCATGGGCCTGGCTTGCTGTGTGTCTGTCCGTGTATACTGTGATATATATAACACTGGCCATCGCCGCCTGCTTTGCGTTTGGCGGCGATGACAGTGCTGTAACATCATATACAGGATACACGTTTCACTAACCTTTCTTGTTCAGTAATCCCATTTCAAAAGCATCATCCAGATAACCGATTGCTTCATTCAATCCTAATTGCTTAATTTCTGAAGGTTGCCAGTGGAACGCTGCGCCAAGCTGTGACGTTAAATGGCGCAGCGTGATCTGGCTTACTCCAAAAAACTTTCGACAACCGCGCTTGCCTGGTTGAAGTCGCTAGCATCAATCATACGCACATGCTCTGGCGCAATTTCTCCGATCAGCGAAATAAGGCAAATGGACTTGCTCAATTCGTCTTTTTCCCTATTCGTAATCTCAAGATCACCAACGGTGACGCGGCGCAGATTGAGGCTGGTGATCTGCTCACCAGCCACATCGATGGGGTATTTCAGCGTGATCGTTTCCATCAGCCGATACCCAGATTAGCGCGGGTCTGTGCGAGCTGATCCACGCCGCCTATGATGCGTTTCATGCCTTCCACATCGATTTCAACCAGATCGGTGCCGGCCTGGGTGTATTTGTAGTAGTTAACAGCGATGGTCACCTTGTGCTTGGCGGCTTCGCCGGCTTTCCATGTGCCGGGATCGCTCTCTTTGATGCGGCCGCGCAGCTGCACCACCACCGGCGTGGCTGTGCCATCGGACGGATTGGTGATGCTGCCCTGAGCGCGGAACGACTGCGCCGCGCCGACCTGCAGACCGAACAATTTCAGCACGTCGGCATCGAACTCGCCGAGCGTGAAATCACACTCCAGTTTTTCCATGCCCATATCGAGTTCGATCGGGGCATCCATGCCACCGGCACGGTATTCATCCATTTTCAGGGTGAGTTTAGGCAGGTTGATTTCATCGGCTTTGCCTGCAAATCCCTTGCCTTCAACGAATACGTTGAAATCTTTTAATATATTTGCCAATGCCATGATTTATGCTCCTTTGGGTTTTGTTGTTTGGGCGGGCACGGGGGCACCGCCCCTACGTTTTTTTGTGCTCTCTGCCAGCGTGCCGTCGGCCAGCAGGAACTGGGCGGCGCGCTGGTGCAGTGTGATGGTGTCGCCCACGTTTAGGTGCGTGTTGTTGATGTGCGCCGGGCGTAGTGCTTTATACGTTGTCATCGGATGGCCTCCTTATGCCTTGGGTAATAGTTCAACAAGATACTTGTTGGTGATCGTGGCCTGGAAGCCGAGCTGCTCAAGCGGTGGCACGGGGGTGTAGTCGTAATCGATCCACAACTGGCCAGCACTCAAGGTGGTGGTTGTGTTCAGTTCAGGATCAAGCCAGGCGTTGGCATCGATGATGTAGCCCTGCGCTTTTAGTTCGCGGAACTTGGCATTCACGCCGTCCACAATCTCATCGAACAGCACGCGGCTCATCGGCTTATCCATCGCCCACAGATGCGCCTCGGCAATCGAATCGGCCAGCACATCGCCGGTACGCACTGCAGATTCAAATGCAAACACCGGATCAGCAGACGGCGTGCGGCTGCCCCAGAAACGATAGCCATCCTGCTCGATGATCGTGGTGATCTCGTTCTCGTTGAGCAGATTGGCCTGCGAATTGGCATTTTGCAGCCCCCAGCTGACCGGCTTGGTCATGCCCGATACGCCGTTGACAGGGATATTCGACAGTGTTTTATGCCAGCCGACATCGTTATCCAGCTTGGCGCGCATACCCAGCGCACGGGCAGATGCAGGCTGCGTGACAAGGCTATTCGTGGTCACGTCCCACACTTCAAAGCCAGGCCACAGCAGCATGCTGCGCTTGTTGCCGTAGGCGATTCGATCGGTCAGCGCTGTAGGTACATCTGCGCTAGCCAGATCATAATATGCAAAGGCGCGCAAATCAGAGGTCAGCGAATCCATTGCAGCAGCGACTGGCTGGAATGAAGTCCAACCCGGTGCGCCAAGGATGCGGGGCTGCACGCCGAGTTTCGCCTTGGCGGTAAGCAGTGCCTGCATGCCAGTGGATATGCCCGCAGCAGTAACTGTGCCGATGATGTTCGATTGCGTAGCGGCTGCATTTGCACCCTCTGCCACACGGACAACGACCATGATCGGTGCGACCTGATCGAATATCGCATCCATACTCATGGGCAGTGTGCCGAGGCCATTGCCGGTGGTATCGAGCTTGGCAGCCTGCGCCCGGTCGCCAACGACCAGCACCGGGGTATCGAGCGGGAACGCTTCATCTGCGCCGCCGGTGAGCGGCACCTGCTTGACCGTGGCCGCCACCACGCCTGCGCCGGTGGATGCGCCGGTGTTGGCTGCCGTGACCAGCGCCGAAGCCTGCGCATTGCCTGCAATCGCTGCGATGATCAATGCAGCAGTGGAGGTGATCGCCCCTGCTGCATCGGTAGCCAGGCTAACTGTGATCACAGCATTTTTGACCGATACGGCCAGGGCGGAACTATTCGCCTTCGGATCAGCCAGCATGATGCTGACGTTATTGCCTGCTGCGCCTGCCGGTGCGGCGTAGGTGATGCCGTTATTGGCCGCCTCTGTGCCGGTTGTGGCTGTTGCATCTGCCGCCGGAGCCGAATCGGGCGCTGTACCGACAATGCCGATGATCCCTGTATTGATGGTGCGAATGTGTCGAGTCGCGTTGGTTCTTTCTACGACGCGAACGCCGTGTAGATATGCTGGCATATTAAGCCTCCTTTTTTTATTCCAAATTCGTGATTGTAGCTATTGCCACAATTGCATTATCACAGCCCTAGTTTGGCTTTTTCTGCGCGACCCCATGCACGGGCCGCCTCAACCGCAACCTGGTAATCGGTTACGGCCTGCGATTCAGCGGCGCTGGGTGTGTATGTTTTTTGCAGCGACCCGATCGATACACGTGCCAGCTTCAGCTCATCGTCGAGTGAATATTGTTCGCGAATCTTCTCGCACACACGATCATTGATCAGTTTAATGTGCGGAGACAGAGATTTGATTTCTGCAATCTGGGCCGCAGTCAACGTGACTGTTTTGGTAGACGTGGCAATCTCTTTGGGCTGCGTCGGCAACGTAGCCGTTGCGGGCATAGATACGTATGTCAGACCGTCCGCAAGCGTAGCCAGCTCAGTGCCGATCATCTGCCCCGATTTATCAACCGGCAGGACGAGCGTTCGCGCGATCAATTTGTCCGTATATTTTTTGTATGCAATGATTTTCATTTATCATCTCCTTTGATATTTTCCCCAGCATATGCCGGAGTGAACTTGTGTTGCGCGCATGGCCGATTACTGATACTGCGCACTGAATGTCATTCAGCTTTAGAGCACGTCTGAATACATAGATGCTGCGTTTGCGGATAAACCGCTTGCTTGCCCATGTTCGATAGCCAACGAAATTCACGCCTTTGCGCACCGGCGCAATCGTGGTATGTGAATATTCAAGATGCAGATTGTCCTGAATGAATGTCTCAATCCTTGTGCGCGCCTCGGTACAATCAGACCTGGTCAGACCAAACAACACGCCATCATCAACATAGCGACAATAGCGACGTATCTTGAGTTCGCGCTTGATGTAATGATCCAGAGGATTGAGATAGATCAGGGCATATAGTTGAGATAACAGGTTGCCGATCGGGATGCCCAGCGGCTCGCCGTGGTCTGCGAAATGCATCATCACATCAACCATTCGATTATCTTTGATTTTACGCTCAATCAAGCGGCGCAAAACGGTGCGATCGATGCGGTAGAAAAATTTTCGGATGTCTATCTTGAGCGTATAGCCATCTCGTGGTGATGCACGCAATGCTGCCTGTGCATAGTCAGCGGCTTTGTGCGTACCCATGCCTTTTCGGCATGCGAACGACTGATCAATAAACGTGCGATCAAATATCGCATTCACCGCTGCACATATCGCGTGTTGCACAACAAGATCGCGAAATGCCGGTGCATAAATCGTGCGCTGCTTCGGCTCATAGACTTCAAAATTATAGTACGGCATAGGGCGATACGTGCCATCCCGTAGTTCACAAAATAGAGCGTCCAGATTACACGCCAGCCGTCGCTCGAAATTGAAGCACGCGCGCTTGCCGGACTTATGCCTGGCAGCCGCATGATATGCAGTAAGCAACGCGTCGCGCGTAAATGCCTGCTTATATAGATTTCCAATGCGCTTCATGATGCTGCCGCCTGATCTTCGGTTGCCCTACCAAAAAGGCGGCAGCGTTGCAGATTTCGCCGTGAATAAATCACGCGCCGGAAACCATCTCCCTTGATTCCACTTCGATCATGTGATCCGTGAGGTATCGAGTCCGCGCGAAAGCCCACATTGTTGTTCGAGTTGGCTCGCACATTGTTGAGATTCAACGCCCACACCCCGGCGGTGCTGCCATTGTTCCAGTTACCGCTCGCGATCGGGCACATATCAAGATGATTCCCGTTGGCGGGCGGATACAATCCACCCACCAATCATTTTGCCAAGTTCATCAACCAGCCGCGATAGCGCGAGGTAACGATGTTCGCCCTGCTCAGCCGGTGATTGCTCGGCAATCTTTCCCGCTTTAAATCCAAAATACCCCAAACTATGCGCCAGCCTGATCAGCATGCGTAGCTGCTCATGCCGGATATCCAGATTTGTCAGCGTTGTTTTCTTGTGATAACGCTTCTGAGCTTCCACAATATAGCCGTACATTTCATACGCAGCGCGGCGAATCTCCAGCGCTAAACCATATTTCTCACGCTTCGGAAAATGATTCAGATGGATATTCATCAGCTTCGCAAATTCGGTGAATTTACGATCTAGCATTGCTTCATCGTGCATGCCCATCAAATCAAAACCCCGTCGCTATCGCTCGGAAAATCAAAGATACAAGGCCGCGCGAAAGCCCACATAGCTGCTCGAGGTGGCTCGCACAGCGAAGAGATGCAACGCCCACACCCCGGCGGGGCCGCCATCGGTCCAGCTGCCGCCCGCGAGCGGGCACATTTCGTTGGGCTTGTAGTCCCAAAGATAATCGTTGCCAAATGCGTTTGCGCCGCCAGTAACCAGCGGGATACCAGCGCCGGCCGCGTTCCATGCGGCCCCTGACGTAGTTTCTGATAGCGACTGCGCGGTCGGGCTACCGAGCGGCACTGCGCGATTTGCGCCTGTTGCCCACAAAGATGCGTATGTCGCGCCTAGATTTATGTATCGAGATGACAGTGTTGCGGCGCCCCATAGATCTGTGGATAGCGTGTTTCCCGACGTAGTAGCCGCCATTTTTGCGGCTGTGGAGAGGATATAGTAATTCGCCCCGTCTGTCGTAATACCCGGATTAATCTCCCACATGTTGCCATTCAGGTCCGCAACACCGCAGCTCTGCCCATTGTGCGTCGTGCGTGCAAACAGGTTTGCTGATCCTGCTTTGCCTGCGTTGAGGTAGCCATCTGGCACATACGCTATCGCAGCATCATTGGCATCGCCCAGGGCATTATTGTTGTTGCCTTTGGGGTAATTTGTGACTCCGGCAGCGTCGTACCATGCGCACCACGTTGCCGCCGTTGCGGACTGTCCATGAGCGAGCGACAGCATTGCCAGGGCGGAGAAAATGAAACGCGTATTGCAGAAAAAATTCACGCCGCGCGATTTCGGAGCGAGAATTGCGCCGCCGTAATTGTTCGCCGGCGCGTTGTTAAGTGCTGAAATCGGGTTGTGCGCTGTGTTGGTTGATAGCGGATTGCCGAGCGCAATACTGGATGCAATACCGCCATTGTTGCTGCACTGATATTTATCAACAAACACGCCCGGCTGAACTGCCCCGCCATCATAAAACGCCCGGTGCAGCGCATAGCCTGCCGCATTGGCGGATGCAACCGTGCTATATGGGCCGCCAACAAACGGCACAATATCAACGATATTTACAGCCAGTCCGTTCGCGCCAGTGCCCCATTTGTAGTAAAATGCCGGCATCCACACCATGACTGAGCCGTCTGAGTAACGATAGTTGCCGTAGTTATCATGCGCGATATCGCGCGTGCCTGGCATTTCCGCCATCCCCGCCGGCATAGGTCCGGGGCAAATTCCCACGCCGAACCCCTGCTGACCCGGCGCTGCCGGCGACGCAACAGGTGCCTGACCTATCATCCTGCGAACCTCGTTTGTTAGCGTGTTGGATGCCGTCACCAGCTCCGTGATTGTTGTCTCTAATGACATATTATAATCCTCCGGATTTTAATCGTGATTCAAGTTGGATTTGAGTGTGCATTGTTGTCAGATGAGCGATAGCCATATGCGCCAGCTCATCGGCATAGTACAAGCTCAGGTTCTGGCCGGTGCCCTGCACTGTTATGCTGCCCGCCGGAATGGCGGCGATAGACAGATCAAACGCCAGCAGCAGATCAACATTGGCGGCCTTATAGGTCAGTGTTTGCGCGGGATCACTCCATACAGCGAACAGTGTGCCGTCGGCCAGATAGAACCCGACCTCTTTTACCCAGAACTGCAGCACGCCACTCGCCAGCGCTGTCAAATGGATCTGTGTTGGTGTCACTGGTGAGCCGTCGGCTACAGGTGTACGCATCACCTCATGAACCAGACTAAGCTGGTTCGCAGCGGGAGAGTAGGCAGCATCGCCTAGCGCGATGTGAGTGATTTCCGCCGCAAGGCCGGTGCTGTTGGCGTTAAAAGCAGCTTGCAGCCCTGCATCGGTAATGACCGGCGTTAGTGTTGAAGATGTCATATCAGATAGCCTCCATAGGGAACCTTGCTACTGTGGCGAGTGATGACGTAACAGCGGACATCGTTCCACCCATTGCAGATAGCGGAGGTCGCATGGTGGTCGCGCCCCGCCGCATCAGGGCCGCCCCGCCCATTACGGCCACGACTGCGATGCCGTCGGTGAATCGAGCACCCACCCGGAACGTAAAATGACTGCGTGCAGGCTTGGTCTCGTTGATTGAGGCCAGTAACGTGTCGTAGAGCGATTGGTCAAGAATCGGCTTGCCAGATTGAAGCGGATTGGCGTTCGCCCATGCTATGAGGTCGAATGTGTGCGGCGCGCCGCCTGTCTGAAACCACTCCGTCATTTCGATGGATGCGCCCAGGGCATTCAGCGCTTGTCTCACTGATGCCTTGGTTCCCATGTGGTTATGCACATCGATCGATGCTTTAATGGCAGACCGTTGCTCGCCCTCCGGCCAATCCGATTGCCACAACTCCACATCCACAGCCCAAGCCAGCCAGGGCAGCAGGTGCAGCGGGCACACATCAGGATTCCAGAGATTTCGAATCGGTACAGGCAACTGCTCAATGGCACGGGTCGCCGATTGCTCGATGCTGCGTTCAAAGCCAGTAGCGTTGGGTGGCAGGATGGTGGTTACGTCAGCCATCAGACCGCACTCCCTGCAACCGTCACATTGATTGCTGTGGCATAACTGGCGTGCAGATCATCCACCACCAGATCGGCGGCTGGCGCAGTCAAGGCTACATTTTGCACGCCTGTAACGGTGGCCGCTGCAATCAGACCGGCGCGGGTAATATCATGCCCCAGCGCATGATGCAGGGCACAATATGATGTTACCGCCTGCAATGCATTGGCCTGTACTGTGATCGCATCGGGACCGGGATAAACGGTGATTGCAGCAATCACGCTGTAGTTCGTAATGATAGCCGCCTGCACCATCACGTGGTCGGTCAGCGGCCGCACACCATCGGCGTTACACACTGCTATCACTGCATCAAGCACAGACTGCACTGGTACACCCGCGCCGGTATGGGACAGCACCGCAATCACCACATCGCCCGGATTCGGGCTGGTGACACTCACGTCCAGCACATCGGAATCGGCAGATAACGCATAGAATCGATATTGATTCACTGGCCCCGCCGTGGTGCGAGAGTACAGACTCAAGCGGATACGATCGCGTAAGGCTGAATCCGTTTCCATGACTGCAGGAACGGGCGGCGTTTTGCTGTTATCAGCCGGGGTGATTGTCAGGCGCGCCACGCCGAAATTCGCGCCGATCTGATCCAGATCGGAGGCGGAGGCATAGGCGAGCATGACGCTATGCGCGCCATCATTCACCCGCTGGCGCAGAATCAATTCACGGAATGCGGCAACTTCAAGCACCTTGGATATCGGATCGGATTCCAGCCCAGCCGCCGTCAGCGTAGCATCACGCGCCAGCAGATCGGCTTTCATGGCAGCGAGGATCGTCTCAAAGTCGAGCAGCTCTATCACCGCCGGCGCGGGAATCTGAGCAAAATCAATCTGGGATAGGCTCATATCACAATCCCATCCAGCGAAACGGCCTGACCGTTGGGCGTGTAGATACCCAATACACCGATATTAAACCGGCCATCGGCTGTCGCCTCATTCACTGCGATTTTAGAGAGCTGCAAGCGCGGCTCCCATTTTTTTAACGCTTCAGCGGTGGCAATAATCACATCCATCACGCCGCCGCGATTCATCGGTGAATCAGTCAGCTCAAACAACCGCGATCCGTAATCGCGCCGCATCACCCGGCTACCCAACGGTGTGCCGAGAATATCGGCAATCGATTGCCGCAGATGCGCAATGCCACTGATGGCATTACCTGCGGTATTGCTCATGCCCATCATTGTGGCGCGCCTGTATTCGCGCCACCTGGCTGAATGCCACCGTGAACATGGTTATCCAGGCTGATGCCCGCTGCGATCATATCGCCGGTTGATGTGATTTTGCCGGTCACGCTGATATCGCCGGTGATGCTGATGCCGCCATCGGAAACCAGTGCAGAGGTTGCGCCAGCCGGTAGCGTTGCAGATAAATGATGGGCAGCGCGGTCGTATGAGACCACTGCGCCATCCTTATAGGTGCGAATATCCAGATCGGGCGTATTGCCATTGGCCGGATGCGCATTTTGATAGATAGCCGGAATCACAACGCCGTTGCCGATCTCGCCAGAAGGTGAAATCACCGCCACCTGCTCGCCAATCTCCGGCGCATCCCATGTGGTGTCGCCACCCGCACGATGAGTTAGCCAGGGCAGCCAGCCGGTCACCAGATCGCCAATAGCAATCTTCAGCCGCCCGGTGGCGTAATTAGCATCAGCCACCGTGCCCAGCAGTGCAATATTATGCATCTGCCGCTCGATGCGCTCAATGCGCTGGAGTAGTTCGATCATCATAGCTGAGTGTAGTCCGGTTCATGGCCAGCGCCGATATCGGGAGAGAAGCCAATGCGCACATCGGTCAGCGGCCCGTAATTATTGACTGGCGCAGCACCCAGCCTGATTTCCTGATCCCAGGTGACTGACCAGAGCGCAAAGCCTGCATCATCGGCAGCGGCGTTGGTCATGCCCTGCATTTGAACAAGTGAGGCCATGCCGACCATCGGTAGAGCAAAATTATTATTGTAAATAAGTAGTGAAACCGATTCCACCAGATCAATACATGCACCTTCGCGTGCATCGCGGCTCCGGTTATTCTGAGCAAGCACGTATGCAGCAAGTCGGCACTGCACATCCATCTGCCCTTCTATACCTGGATCAGATACAGGCTTACAGCCAAGCATCGTAACCAAAACAGCGGGGGCGTGAATAGCAACACGGCTGCCCGGCTGGCCAGTGAACTGACCGCCATATATCTCACACTGTGAAAGCGATGGAATATCCGTTTTGATAGCGTCCACTGCTGCCTGCTGTAGCCCTGTCAGCGTCATATAACAAAGCCACCAACACGCTGGACGCGATATTTTTCATGGGATAATTTAAGCGATTGTGATTGTGGTATGCCTGCCGGTGCCGTGAGCGATGCAGGCAAGCTGCCATATTCAATGGTTCCGTGTGATGCTAATTTCAGCCATGCAATGGCATCATCATAGCGTTCTCGGACTTCATCCGTGGCCTTATTGGCATAAAGGAAGAACCGCGCAATAGCTGCCGTATGGCGAACCAGTGCGCGGCTTGGTGTTACGGGCGCGACAGGCAGATACGAATCCGCCTCGCTGGTTGCATCATCGAGTGCTATCTGCAAGGTAGCATCGTCAACCACGCCGATATTCGCCCGGTCAGTAATCTGCGTGATCTCAGCATTGCCAAACATGGCAAGCATGTCCGCTTTGCTGGCATAGTTCACTGATTACTCCGCGTCTTTTTCCGCGTCTTTTTTCACTTCCTCTGCAACACCGGCATCAATTAAAACCTTTTCAATCTTGGCGTTTTTTACAACGTCACCAGCTTCATAGGTTTTGTCACCGTGTGTGCAGTGTTGTGTTAATCGTGCAGCCATAATGGACTCCTAGTTGTTTTGCAAAGATATGGGGCGACATAAGCCGCCCCAGTGTAATTACAGTGCTGCCAGACTGATTACGGATTCAATCCGATGCAGTACAGGCAATGGAGCCGATTGAGCCATCAGCCAGCGGACGGATGGATCTTCCTCTTCCCATGACTTGATGAAGTAAGGAACAGCCCAGTTGTTGCCAGCTTTCAAGTCCTGAATAGCACCATAATGACGCATGCCATCAGTCTTGCGGCTGCCGAAGATTACACGGTTAGGTGCCAGTAATGGCTGCTCGACACCGTTGACATCTTCTGCCCACTCGTTGTACTCGTAGAAATCAATGCCCTGCAAGCGTCCAAGGTAAGTTGCGCCAGTGCCGAGTGCGTCCGGCTTAATCTGCCCGACTTCCAGTGGTGCCAGTGACAGAGCAGTAGATTTGCCTTCAAGATACACAATCAAAGCATCTGCTGCAGATGATCCCATAACACAGATATTGGCAGGCGTACCGCTTGACTGTGCAATCGTGCGGGCATGGCCACGCAACTGAGTGAGAATATCCACACCGGCGGCATCCCATGCGTTTGCAGTAGCTGTATTGATAACCTGATGTGATGCAGGGCGTAAATAATCTACCACCTGATCAACACCTTCGCCCAAAACAGTAACCTTGCCAAGGCTCAACGCCTCAGCGGCCATTGCTTCTTCACGGCGATCCACCATGTCACGCAGGGTGACAAGGTCTTTCGCCAGAATGGCGCGACCACGCTTTGCAGGGCTGCTCTGATATACAGTTTGACCCGGTGTGCGCTGTGTGAGCAACTGAGCTGCCTCTGTTGCAATCTTTGGCTTCAGATACGGCATGGTGATCGTGTGCTGCACAGCACCCTGACGATCAACCGGCACACCCTGAGCCATAGGTGACACAAAAGGAGCCAAACGACGGCGGCCTTTGATGATGTCCACTTCGATCGAGCGGGTGTCGTGGGTTTTGGTGCTTCCGAAGAATGTATCCAGCAAAAAAGACGACTTCGGTTTGATGAGGTTCAATACACCCATCATGGTGCGTGGTTCAAATACGGATAATGGCATCAGTTATCTCCTTATGCTACTGAATGTTTGACGTAGATATTCAATGCACGGAGTGCATCTTTATGGGTTGCGGCTACATATCCGATCAGGCCGGAATTCTTGAATGTGCCTGCGACGTATGCGGTGGCGGCGGATGCCGTGACTGCGTTGATATCTTCTGCCAGTACGGCATAGACATTCTGAGAGCCATCGGTTGCGGCTCCGTTCAGGGCGGTGACTTCACCTGTTGCGGTAACACGCCCAAGCAGTTGACCACGGGTCAGGTTTTGGCCTGCAACAACGGTGACTGCATCAGTGTTGAGATCATCACCCGCCAATAGCGAATCGTTCTTAAATGCGACTTCTGTAATTCCAATAGAAATAGGCATGATTTATACTCCCTGCGCTTCGTATGCAGCGACGATGTCTGCTGCTGGATCGGTATTAGCACCGGCGGGTGCGGTGTTGTGCTCACTGAACAGATGCTCAGGGGCGGATGGTTTGGCCTTACGCATGATTTCAGCGACGGCTGAAAACTGTGTGCTGTCCATGGTCTGCATGGCCTCTTTCTGGCCTTCAGCGGCTTCAATGCCGGTGTCAGAAAAGAGTGCTTCGATTGCGGTATCGCGTGCTGCTTTCTCACTGGCTGCTTTTTCAGCCTGTAATGCGGCGAACTGCTGCTGCACCTCTGCGGTTTTGGCTTCGGCTGCTGAAAACTTCTGTTTCAACGCCTCGTTCTCGGCTGTTAGTGCAGCCGCTTCTTCTTTGGTCATGCCATGACCCTCCTTTGATTCGGGCGATTGCCCTTTTTGGAACTCGTGATATGAAAAGGAAAAGACCTTGGCGGATGTACCGGCATCAACGCCTGTTGGGGTAAAGCTGATTTCTCGAAGTGTGGAATTGCGGAACACAACCCCGTCAGCCTTAAACGTGCGGCCATTGACTTCATAGCCAGCTTTTACCTGTACTATTTCGTCAGGCTCGATATGGACGCTCATCTGCCAGGGGAATCCCTCGCTGGCATCTTCCGACACGCGCTTGCCGTCTTTGTTCGATAGCAATTTACCCGATACGGCAATGCCCTTATCATCAATAGTGATGGATTCAGAAAAACCAGCGTTCTTGTCGCGGTCGTGCCCAATCAACATG